CAGTTGTTGCGCGTCTATATCCTGAAGGCATACTATCAAAATTATATAAATTAGTTGCATTAGTATTTGGTGCATACCAACAACCATTTAAACCCTCAACAGTACCTGTTTTTTTTAATTTACCACCAGCTACAGTTTCTCCACCTAAATATGTTGTTAATGTTGCAAACTCAGAGGAGGAAGGTACATGCCATAAATTTGTTTGACCATTACCGCCACTTGGATTAGCGATATTTTTCGCGTCAGTAGCTGCATACCAATTATATAAATATCCAAATGAAGTTGTTATCTGAGTTTCAGTAATTGTACTAGTTAAATCAATTACTCTAGAGATGTTTGTTTCTTCATCTGTAATCTGTAGTTTATTAGCTCTAGGCAATGCACTTAAATCCGTTAGTCTTTGTGTGACTACGAAACCTTGTGCTGTTGTTATAGGTTCTAATATTATCATATATATATAACTTAAATAATTACATTTTGTTTTTAATGCAAAAAGGGATGCCGAAATTAATCGACACCCCCTCTTAGCCTAGTAAACTATTTAGACTATGAAGTAACCATTGTAGCACTTGTAAATAACGCTAACATAGCAGTTGATGTAGAAGCATTCAAGAAGTTAGCAGGTACTTTCTCATCTGCTACGAAACTCAAAGAATACCCACTAGCAGACTTCATTTCACCACCTGTTGAAATTGTACCACCTACAACATCTGCACCTTGCTCAAGTCCCATAATGAAAAATTGATCATTGTTACTTTGAATTATTATGTGAGGCCTACCATAGGAAAGTAATTTGATTTGCTTATGAGTAGCAATGTCTTGGTGCTTTAATCTAATGTTTAATTTTTGACTAAAATAAGTAGTACCAGCATTTCTATCAGATACAACATCTTGATCAAAAGTATTGTCCACACCTTTTAATTCATATTTATACAACACATCTACATTAGTAATTGCTGTAATCATATCTGTATTTGTAGCGTCATACGTTATGTCCGCTCTTGCTATTTGGTAATTGATGAAATACACAGCCTTAAGTCCTCCGACCTGATCTTTGCATTCTTCTAATCTTCCTTTCGAAATATCACACGCCATCTGTTTGAGTTTTAATTAGTTATAAAAAAAGGGAGGAGTATATCCCCTCCCCTAGTATTGAAAATCAGTAAGTTACTAATTTGCGGAATTGGTGATTCCGTAAGTCACGATATCTGAAACTGAATGGTAGTTAACAGCGTAACCAGCTCTTAATACGATTCTTACATTGTCGTCTCCTAAAGTTTCAGCAGTGTCAATCAAACGTACTTCGTTAGCATCGTTTAATAAACCGCAACCGAAAAACAAGTTAGAAGTTTGAGCAGCGATCGCTTGGTTAGCAGTCAATCCGTTTGCTACGAATAATGGAATACCACCATAAGTTAAAGAACCATTAGTATACCATTGTGTACCTTTGTTGTCAGTACCATTAGAACCTAATCCTGAAGCTCCAAAACCACCTAATGCAGAGATATAAGATTTAGCGATATTTTGAGATACATAAATTTTCAAATCGTCAGCTCCGTATACTGCAGCAGGGATAGCCTTGTAAATTTTTTCAAGCTCTTCGATAACGTTAGACGCAGTAACAGTTGCACCAGCCACCTCATTTGCAGTTGGTAATGCAGCGTCAGCAGTTAATAATGTCATGATACCAGCAACTTGTCCGTCAGTAGCATTAACACCATTCCAAATAGATACCTCAATCGCAGCAGCAACTTTCTCAACTACGAATGCAAGCAAGTAATCAGCAAAAGATTTAGCTAATACTTTGTTTGCAGAATACCCCATTTCTTCTGATTGCCAGCTAGTTACGTAGTCTTTTTTGCATAAAGATAGGTTAACTTGAAAATTCTCTAAAGTTAATGTACGCTCTGCGATAGTTACTGTAGAAGTAGCAGAGAAATCACAACTAGCATTTGCTAAAAGACCGTCTGTACTCAATTTGTTAATTACCGCTTTGTACGCGATGTTAGGCATGATAGTCATACCTCCGTTAGATAATGTGTTACCGCTTAATAAAGCAGCTTTTACCCACATTCCTGAATGTTGACCAGCATATGTAGTCGTTAATGATGTTGTTGTAGCCATTGTTTATTTTATTTATAAATTGTTTCTAAAATGTTGTCGCGAATACTTCTCGCTTTTCCAGGTGTCAAGTCGATGTGCTCAACTGTTTTTGAATTCTCTGGATTAAACTGAATTGGTTTAGGCTCTTCTGCTAGCTCTACAACGGAATCAGTAACCTTAGAAAGCTCTACAATCTTAGCTTCTAACTCTGCAATCTTTTCTTCTAATGCAGAAAAATGTTGCTCTTCAACTTGTGAACGTACGATTTTTTTAACCTTCGTTTGTTCAGGTGTTTTTTCAGCTTCAACAGGTACTTCTGTTTCTGCTTCTTCAGTGTTCTCTTCAGTAGCTTCAACGATAGAGTCTATAACTCCATCCTCTTTTACTACTAAGATTTTACCATCCGTTAGTTCATATTCACCAACAGGAAGTGGCACAGGCTCGGCATCAGGAACTACGATAAATACGTTTTGTCCTGCTTCAAACATATCAGCTTGGATAGTCGTTTGACCATCTGCTAATACTTGGTCTTCTAACTTCGTTTCTAAAACTTCAGGCTCAACACCTGTAAGTTCAATAAGAAAGTTTTTAACCTTTTTTAAAAGTGTTTCTTTTTCCATACTTTATTAACTAATTATTATTTACTTTGTTTTAAATTACCCCCTAGATTCAGAGATAACTCGTTCAACTACAGTGTGATTGACGTTAGATATACTTTGCTGTACATCACTTCCAATTCCTTGTGCTGGTAATGTTCCATCACAACATTCACTAGAGTATTTTCCGTCTTTACATAGACACCCTCTTTTTCCTCCTTTTGGTGATGACTTTGAAATTCTTACTTTTTTTTCCATATTTGTTTATATATAATTGTTTATTATTGTTTCTTGGTTTGTTATTTCAGTAGATACATCTGCATTTAAAACTTCATTACCTACTTTAATTATATTTAAGTAACTACTTTCAACATAAGTATAGTCACCTCTTAAATCTTGAATTACTTCTATCATGATAAACAATTTAAAGTTAATTGGCTAATATCAAAACTACAAGCATTAGAAGACGCACCTGAAGTTCTACATGCTTGAATAGTTATAGGTGTTGTATTGCTTGGTAAGTTTGTTGATATAGAACCTTCAACAGTTACGTTATTTTCTAAAGAAGTAGCTTTATAATAAACTACACCTGAATTATAAGGATTGTAAAGTTCAAATACAATAAAGTCTGTTTCAGATGTCCCTGATGGTCTATTTGCGCGGAAGTTTGATCCTAAATCTATTTTACTACAAGTTCCAGCACCATCATTATAAAAAACTTGTAAATTAGTGTCAGCAGCATCCGAACCAATACCTATAACATTTAGTAAACTGTCTACAGTAATTGTTGATGATAAACCTAAAGATGCCGTGTTTGATGTCATTCCGTAAAATTGTCGCGCACCTGAATTATAAGCACTATCAGAAACGCCAAAAGCTACAGCCATTCTCCACCCCATTCCCACAATATTGAATGCAGATGTTGATCTATAACCACATATACCACTTGCAGCTGGCGTTGAAACACCTATCTTTAATCTTGTTTTTTTTGTTTGTATAGAAGTTGTTGATACCGCAACCGCTGTTGCTGTACCTTGTAAAGTTCCTACCGCTATATTTTCAGCAAGGACTGTCGTGGAGTTATGTTGCGCTCTATATCCCCTAGCAATTTCTGAACTTGATACAATCCAATAATTTTCAGCTAATAATTTAGCGTCAATTTGATTTTCTACAGCTTGAGTCGTTGGGTATTTAGTATTATTTATTGTAGTAAAATCTGTTGCTTTATTTGCTAATAATTCAAAATCTGCTACGTTGTAAATAATTTCAGATATTCCGCTTGTTGTTCTTGTATATATTTTACCATTAGTGGTATTCATATAAAACTCACCAACATATAAATCAGTAGCCAACCAAGTGCCATCCGTGTGGTCAGAGCTTGCGGGAATAGTAGCAATAGTTGTGCCTTTTTTTATTATTATCCTTCTTGTTTCGTTAGCCATTATTTATAGTGTTTGAATTTTTAGAAACTCCATTTAATCCACCTATCAATTGTGGAACATCTTCATCTTGATTATTTACACCACCACTTAAGATTGTATTTTTTGTTAAAGCATAATTAAAATCACTTAAAGCAATCTTTTTAGGTACATCACTCGTAGCATCGTCCAAGTATAGACTATCCGTACTATCTAATGTAGTTACATCTTTATATCGTACGAAATATGGTATTTCACTCATAGTTTTTCTAGTAAGTCTTTGATCTCATTTAGTACATCATCTTGCATCTCTAATTGCTCTAATCCATCGTATTTACCCTCAATGCTAAATCCGTTAAACTTACCATCTTTAATCCCTTGGTAAACTTCCTCATTGTAAACTTTCATTTTCACTACCCAACTTCCAACAGGTGCATTAAGTTTGTAGATATTTGATTTATCATTCTTGCTATCCTCAACAATCCATGATTCAATTAACGCAACACCATCAACGTTTTCTGCATGGTCCACAGTAACATTATTTCCGTACAATTTCTTCATGTAAAGTTCCTGAGTCTTAGCAATTGTCTCAGCACTAAATGACACTGTAAATTCTTTATCTTTTATTCGTCTTAAAATTTTCTTTTCAGGGACCAATGCAAGACCAATTACCTCACGTTTATTCTCATCGATTACTTTCATTTGCACTTCCATTTCAGAAAGTAAAATAAAATCTTCTTCAATCGCAGGTCTATCTACAAAACTAATTGCAAAGACACCTTGCTCTTTCTCGTCCTTAATTGTAAGTTCTATATTCTGTAACTTTTCCATATTATTATAACTTATAATGTTGCATTTTGTATTTTTTTCTTGTCTAACATTTGCTGTGTAGTAACATCCGAACCTACAACATACGCTTTAATCGGCGCTTGATTTAATTGCGCTAATTGCGTTTGGTTTTGTGCGCCAATAATATTGAAGTTTGGTGTGATAACTTGGTTGTTATTTCCACCTCCAGTAGATGGAGTTGACACTCCTGCTCTTACACCTCCGCCAAATTGTTGACTTGCTATATTTTTAACATTTGCTAACCCAGCACCAATAGCTAATGCTGCTGCTGCAATACCTAATCCTGGTCCAACAACTGGTATAGTAGCAAGCGAAGCATAAGCACCATTTGCAGCTTTAAAAGTGTCCATTGTAGCACCAGCAATATTAGCAGCTTTTTGAATTTCAAACGCTCTCTTTTGTTCTTTCTCTGACTTACCAGCAAATGCAGTCGCTAAGTCACCAATTACATTTAGAGACTCGCGCACTAACTTCCATTTAATCTCTGCTAATGTCTTAGAGTCTTCTAAATCTTTTGCATCCTTAATCTTTTTTTCTGCTCTTGCTTGGTCGTCTAGTTCAACTAAAAACCCTATAAATTCTTCTTCTGCTTTTAATTTATTTGCTTTTGCTAATCTATCCGCTTCAACTTCTGCATTATCAGCTAAAATACCTCTTACAATGTCATCTTGCTCTTGATTTATTAAATCTATTCTGTCTTGTTCTAGTTTTGCCTTTCTTTTGTTTGCTTCTTCATCAACTACTTTTGTTTTTCCTTTTTCTCCTTTTTCTACAATCTTTGTGCTTTCAGTTTCAAACGCTGTTTTTTCAATTAATAATTCTTGATTACCAGCTTTTATTTCACCTTTTAAATCGCTAATTTCTTTTACAACTTCTTTACGTTTCGCAATATTTTTTTTAACAAGTTCGTTATATTCTTCACGACTTGACGCCATTACACCTAAATCAACCTCGCGTAATACTTTTAATCTTGCACGAGCAGCTTCAATTTCTTTGTATATTTGAGCGTTAGTTTTATTAGCGTTAGATTCTTTTAGTTTTAAAAGTTCACTACCAGACTTTCCTTCTGCCTGTGCTAATCTAATTTTAAAATCTAAATCTCTTTGTAATTCCTCTCTATCTTTTCGTAGTGCTTTTTGGTGATTTTCTAAACTTTCATTTAATTCATCTTGTTTTCTTTGTGCTCTTCCGGTATAATCTGCCCATTCTAAGATTTTAGGAAGTAGTAATCCAATAGCAATTACTAAAGCACCAATTCCTGTTGTTATTATTGCAGTTTTTAAAGATGAAAACGCAGCAATTAAATTTGTTTTTATAACATTTCCTAAATTTACAAATGAATCTTTAGCTTCCATTATTCCATTTATACCTTCGGACAATGCCATTGCAGATTGCACTTTTAATAAAGTCTTTTGCACTGCTTCACCTTCAACGCCAACTAAACCAAGTGCACCCTCAAATGCTTGAAATCCATTAAGTACTCCACTAATAGAAGTGGATAACGCATTGAATTTAGCATCTGGATTAAACGCATCTGTTAACGCTTTTGCATCTCCAATAGCATCTTTAAGTTGTGCGGCTTTCTTTGCTGCTTCAGTAGCTTCTTTAGAAGTAATACCAAACTTATCAGAAAGCGATTGTACTTCTTGTTGTGCTTCTCTTAATTGTGCTTTAAGGGATGCTGTGTTTGTCTTTACTTCTAGTTCAATTACTTTCTTTTCTGCCATTGTACTTTGCTTTCAATAATAACTCTCTTTTGCCTTGTTTGTAGTTTACGCGAAAGGAATCTGACAATAGATATTTACCTTTTGCAATGTCTATGTTTTCACTCACTCCATAGAAATTATCTACTTTTAGTAATGCTATAATTTGTTCTATCATTCTTGTGTTATATAAAAATCGTAAATACTTGTTGTCCCATCGAAATTTGTATTTGTTGCGTAAATTGGAATTGTAGCAACTTGCCCCTCTTCATTTACTATTCCCCATCCATCTTCTGTAATTAATGTATCCGTTCCTGACTCTAAAACTATTGGTGTAGGTGTATTTGTATTCGCAGGTATAGTTACATCTATAGGCCCACTTACAGTTATTGTAGATGGAGAAAAAGACACACCCACAATAGGACTTGAAAAAGAAGCAGAACTACCCCCATTTGGCAACCCCCAATCAATTGGAATAGTACCTCCACCATCAGGTACAACAGGAGTAAA